TTCAAAATACTTCGCATGAAGTGAGGGAATGTTAGTAGACTCATTGTGTAGATTATCCATGTCAATCTTTGAGTCTTTCTCCCACATCTCTTGAAGTTTATCAAGATCAATCATAAATGTTAGTCAATATCGTATATAGTATACTTGAAAGATACCTCAGCGGTAAAGTATTGATAGTCCTCACTAGTAGCATCAAAATCTAATGCTGATAGACTGTAAGGAAATAAGTCTTTAAACTTGACTTTCATAACTGTATTATAACTGCTTCCGAGAACTTGTAAAGTTCCATCGGACACAATATTCAAAAGAGATTTGATTGGTTGATTGAAATCATTAACTTCCTCTTTCTGCAGTTGAATAATTTCATCTAGACTTTCTGGATATCCTAGTCCACGAATCCAGTTAAAAATCTCTTTATAGTTCTCTAGATTTTCATCTACCAAAAAACGGAAGGTAAAATCTTCAAATGTAATTTTGTCACCTGGTTGAGGAATGTTTTTCAGGTAAGTTGGTTGTTCAGCGATACCCAATTGCATTGATGGGATGTTCGCACTATTACCTAAAAACGCTACTTTAGGTGCCCTGTTCAAGGTTAATTTAAAACCTTGAGGTGATAGAAAATTCCTATTCTCTACCTGATTATCATATGGGCTTCTGGTGGCAGTCATTTATCCTTTCTAGTTATTTAGATAAAAAAAGGGGAGTCCGAAGACTCCCCTTGCACTTCCTTCACACGTAAGGAAATTATATCACATGAGGTTCTTAACAGCAACTCGTCTGTAGTAACGGTTTGCGTTGATGTGCAGAGCGCCGAGTCCCTGGTTGGTTCCTTCAGCGAATGGGTTAGCAACAAGACCGTAACGAGTCTTGAAGCCAATCTTGGGCTGGAAGGAGTTCTCTCCAACTGCACGAACCATCTGAAGAGGAACGTATGGGCAGTAGAAGATACCAGCGTCATAAGGAGAAGTACCCTTATAACCGACAACGTAGTACTGGTTGCCGCCAGTTGCGTTAGTGGAGGTGAGGTTAGCAGAATAAGGATCGATGTATACACGATACTTACCTTGCAGAACACCAGCGAAGGTGTTACCAGTGTCATCAACGGTGAGGTTAGCGTTGAGGGCAGGAGTGTAATCAAGTACACCAGCCATGGTAAGGGCGGAAGCAACGTCTGCGGAGCAGAGGATGATGTTGCCCTTCCCTCTACGAGTTCTTTGTGCGATTGCGTTCGCATCTCTCTCGATTTGGAACAGAAGTCCTTTGAACTTCTCAACACTCCAACGTCCGTTAGAGTCAACGTCGAGATCAAATACGCCAGCGTTAGCGACGTTAGATACCGCGCCTTGCTCAGCAACCTTATAGATGGTTCTGATGACTTCACGGTTGATCTCAGCCAAGATCTCAGTGGAGAGAATGTTGGCGAGTTCTGCCTCAGCATTCAGGCCGTGAATTGCCTTCAGATCCTGAGCGAGTTCTAAGGAGTACTCTGCTTTCAGTGCTCTGGACTTAGCAGTAACAGTGACCTTCTCGATAGAGAAGTTCATCTGGTTGAATGCGTCTGCTCCGGTGTCCAGTCCTTCAGCGGAGTCGGTACGCATACCTTGTCCAACGTTGAAGTCGGTTTCGGTTGCAGTGCTGGTGGGGTTCAGTACAGATGGGTTGTTTCCACTCTGAGAGGTAGTACCCATACCAGTAGCAGTGCCACTGAAACCTGCAGAATCATCGCGGCCAAATGGCTGTCCAGAGAATGCAGAATCTGCCTCGTTGTAGAATGCCTCATCGCCAGCAGTACGGTTAGTACCATAGCGGGAGCGCATTGCGAAAATGAGTCCAGTAGGGCCACTCATTGGTTGAACGCCAGCCAGATCATATGCGATCAGGTTAGGCATGGAGCGTCTGATCAAGGAGATCAGAACGGGATCGAAACCAGCGGTTGGGCCAGCAGCTGCGGCGCTACCAGAGAAACCTGGCTTATCTGCGACAGAGCCCGTGCTCATTGTTGGTGTTTCGTTCAGCATTCCACCTTGCTCGAAGGAGGATTGCTCACGAAGGAATTTTTCTTGGTTTTCCAGCAGGACGGCGGTTACAGCCTTACGATGGGGATCCTTAATTGGATCAAGTCCCTCATAGTTGAGGAGAGGTGCCCACTTTTCCTGCAACTGTTCAGATTGGAACATTTGCGTTTACCTTTAAAGTGTTTTAACAGTTTGAATTAATATTAAATTCAGGATTGCTTACCGAAAGAACCAAGGGTTCTCATGTAGGCAGCCATAGAATCAGAGTAAGACTCGTTTCCTGTGGTGCTTACACCCTCCGAGAGGGTTTCGGTTTTAGCAGATGAAGACTGTGGTTTTGAGGAGAAATATGACTCCTTAAGTGTCTCCAGTTTTTCACGATATTCTTCTTCACTTTCAAACTCAACACTTTCGGAAAGTGAAGCGAGTTTCTCTTTCTGAGTCTGTGCAAGACCTTCAGAGACTTGATCGAGAATACCATCAGCAACCGACTCTGCGAGACGGGAGTTGAGGGAAATATTCTTTTCGATCTGCTCGTTGAGTTTTGTCTCCATATCATCTAGTTTTTCTACCATGCTCTCAAGCACATCATACTTATCTTCAGGAATAGTTACATAATGTTCTTCAAAAAGACCCTTCATTCCTTCAAGGAATGATTCAGTCATCTCAGTCTTAAGTCCTTGCTCTACGGCAAGGGCATTTTCGGTGAACCACTCATCAGCGACATACTCCAGATAGGAGTCTACGCGCTCAGCGAGTTCTTCCTTAGCTTCTGCAACTTGCTCTTCAAGTGCAGCAGCATACTTTTCTTCTAATTCTTCTCTAATGCTGGCAACCTTGGAGTTAATTGCTGCCTCAAAGATAGTCTTTGCTTTTGCTTTGAAATCTTCAGAGAGTTCTTCGCCACCGAGGAGAGCATTGACATCTTCTTCGACATCATACTCAACTACTTCTTCAGTAGTCTCTTCTTCTGCAACTACTTCTTCAGTGGAAGTTTCTTCCTCTTCAATAGTTGCTTCAGTATCAAGCTCTTCTTCCTCTTTTGCCATTGCTGGTTTTGCTCCTTTATTGACAACATCTCTGACTTGCTTGAGGGTGCCACCTGGCTCCTTCAATTTAGCAGAATCGTCGTCTGGCTTGTAGTTCTCGGGGGTAGGCCCACCGAGATCTTCGATAGCACCAAGTTGAGAACCATCGTTTTGAAGCGTAGGCATTGCATCTCCAGCTTTTGCACCAGAGTTGACGGCGGTGCGGGATTGCTGTGTCTTTACTTCCATTTCTTGTAGTTGGGATCCACGAGACATTTGAACTCTCCGATTTTCCGGTTATTAAACTATATTTATTTATAAATTAAAAATTTTTATCGATAATGATAATCAAAGGTTATTTAAGAAATCATTGAACAGATCTAATTTCTGCTCATCGAGTTTCTTTTGATCAACTAAAGTATTGATCGTTGCATAAGTTTTTGCTGCATACTTTTCGCGAAGGATGCCACCATCCCACACCCATTCTTTACCTTCCATGATACCTTCAACGAAAGCATCAGGTGCAGAAGGATCGGCAACAATATCAGCAGCAGTTGCTAACATAAAATCATCACCGACAACATTGACTCCCTCTCTTGTGGCTTTGAGAGAACCAATTCCTCTAGAAGAAACTCCAAGTTTTACACCTTCTTCAATCAAAGAAGATGCAATCTTGCCCATAGGGGTGCTGAGGATTTTTGCTTTACCGATAAAGTTTGAACCACTTTCTCTTAAAGATACAATCTTATGAGATACTCTGTCTAAGTTGACAGTTGGGCCGTCAGGGTGTCCAAGTTCACCAAGTGCTCTACCTGCCTGAACATGATTCTCATTATATCTACCAACTTCACGGCGAAGTGTTTCCATGGGATACATTCTACCATTACGGTTTTTGATGTTACCCTGAAGGAAAACTCCCTCAATATACATTGATTTTTTGCCGTTTTTTTGTTCGACAAGAAATTCAACTGATTCGATTTCTTCTCTGATAAGTTTCATCAGGCTTGTCCGGTAATTTGTACTTGTTGAATATGAACTGAACCATTACCACCATCATTGACAGCAGCAACTCTCACTGAATTTCTTAAAACTGCATCTTTTGAATCTGCAGCAGAGAAGGCAGTTGTAATTCCACTAGTGTTTGCAGCAACAGTAATTCTGGTTCCATGCAACCCATCATGACTCATCGTTGCATCGATGGCAGTGACTTCTGCATATTTAATTTTATATTCATAATTTACTTCGTTTGCTCCCGAAAGAGTTACACGATCACCAATACCAAATGGGAAATTCATTCCCTCTGGACAATCAATTAAAGTTGTTGTTCCAGTTGTAATACCAACAACTTTCTGAGATGCTCTAGTTACCGCAAGTGTTGCGGTGCTATTTGAAGGTATATAATAATCAGCACTGCTCGCCGTAGGGTTTGCAGCTGTTCCAATAGCAACAAATGCATGAGTTTGTCGTGTATTCAATCTAATCACATTACTTTGCACCGCAAAATCAGTACTTGCAGTTGATGTTTTAGTGATACCTAATGATGTAGCCGATCCTACGGGTCTATGTGCCATTATTCTTATAAGTTCATTTAATAGTTATTTATTATTCTTCGTCTTCTACTTCTGGAGACTCAATTTCATCTTCGATTTGAGATTCAATTTCATCCTCGCCAAACATAGCATTAGATGCTACAGGGCGAAATGCATCAACTCTTTCTGCAGATTTTGCAAAAAGAATGTCTTTAATCTTGTCGCTAATTTGGGACGGTGACTCGTCAGCAACAATCATATCTAAAAGATCGTCCATTTAATTGTATAGTATACGACTGTGGGTATTTATATCTCGCCACCCTTAGGCAATTCTGGAGCTTCTGTTGCAGATCCATCAAGTTCAGGTTCCATAACTGGAGATCCCAAATCCATATCTGCATTTGTTTCAAAAGGAAGTCCTGTTTGTGGATCTATTGTTGCAGGATCAGCGATTATCCCATCTTTAATTTCTTTTTTGATTAATGAATCCTGTTCAAGAATTTCCATGTCAGTTTGACGTAGAATATTACGTCTTACATAATCTTGAGAATAATACTTGCCAATGTATGGTTCTGCAGTTTGAAGTAATGAAAGTCTTTCATTCATCAACTCAGCTTCTTTTAATTCAGAGAAGTGATTGTCATAAAGGAAATCGTATTGAATATGCTCACTCATAACCTCCCAATCTTCAGGAGTAATAATATTTTTAAGAATGAGTTGAGTTTTCAACATGTCATTAAACATGTTAGCAAATCTCTTCCTCAGACGAGAAACAAACTTGGTAAACTTAAGTTCATCTCTCAGGATCTCAGAAGATCTCCCCAAGTTAAACCCACCTTCTCCATCCATTCTTGAGGGGGGAACGTTAAGCGAACGGTAGAGTTTCTTTTTAAAATACTCAAT